GAGAGGAATTATCAAAGATGCTAGCGATGCTATGAAAACATTCAAAGACTTATTGGGTTCAGCAAACCTAAAACCAAATCAAAACAACAGCAATAATCTTGTTGAACAAAATACATTTGGTACATTAATAAAAAAATGGGAAGATGAACAACCAATACCAGAGCCTAGTGAGGAATTTAAGGATGTAGATAATATCAAAAAGTATATTAATACATATTTCTTTGGTCATCTTGCAAAAGTTATGAACATTGATAACGATTATAGCAGACAATATGAGGAAGATATTGCTCAACATACTGTTGTACGACAAGAGTATTTTGAAGATTCAGAAATAGAGGAAGAAATTGAAGACGACAGCTAAGTTAACGGAACAGGAAGTTAATCAAAACAAAACCAACAAAATAATGAACACTATAGCTTCCAGAGCTTCGTTTTATCGTGCGAATCCTCATATATTTTGCAAAGATTATTTGGGTATAAAACTTAAGTTATTCCAACAAATCTTAATTTATATGATGAACTATTGTAATTATTTTATGTTTTTAGCTTGTAGAGGATTAGGTAAAACTTTTTTAACTGCAATCTTTTGTTGCGTTAGATGTATTCTTTACCCAGGAACTAGGATTTGTGTTGCTTCTGGAAGAAGGAAACAAGCCATAGAAGTTCTTGAAAAAATAATGACAATATTAGTCCCTAATTCTACGAATTTGCGAAGCGAAATAAAAGATTATTCGTTGAGCCAGGCTGATGCTTATATAGAATTTTGGAATGGTTCAAGGATTAAGGTTGTTACCGCTAGTGACAATGCCAGAGGCGCACGTGCAAATATTCTTATTTGTGATGAGTTTAGACTTGTTCCTTTGGAAATCATTCAAGCGGTATTAAGAAAATTCTTGATTGCGCCAAGACAACCAGGATATTTGAATAAGGAAGAATTTAAACACTTAAGTGAAAGAAATAAGGAAATTTATATGTCTTCTTGCTGGTATCAATCACATTGGTCTTATGAGAAGGCAAAAACATACACAGCTAATTTAGTTAATCCAAAAAGAAAATATTTTATATGTGGATTACCATATCAATTGGCTATAAAAGAAAACCTGTTAAGTAGAGAGCAGGTTGAAGACGAAATGTCTGAGAGTGATTTTAATAGCATTACTTGGGCTATGGAAATGGAATGCTTATTTTATTCTGATACGGAAGGTGGGTTATATAGTTTTGAAGACATCGAAAAAACTAGAAGGATTAAATACCCAGTATATCCAGCATCTGCTGATTGTAAATTAAATGATAAGCGTATTCATTTACCACCAAGGTTAAATGGAGAAATAAGGTTACTTTCAGCCGATATTGCATTGATGTCGTCAAATGTAAATAACAACGACGCAACATCAATATTTTTTAATCAAGTAATACCAACTTCTAGTAATAAATTTGTTAGCAATATTACATATAGTGTAAACCACGAAGGATTGAGAACAGACGAGCAGGCGTTGGCAATAAGAAAGCTTGTTGATGAGCTTGATTGTGATTATTTGGTAATAGACGCTAAAGGAATAGGGTTGGGCGTTGTTGATATGATAATGTCTGATTTATATGATCCGAACACTGGAAAAACATATGGTGCACTATCCTGCTGTAACAATAAAGAATTAGCAGATAGATGCCACGTGCCTGGAGCACCAAAGAAGATATGGGCTATTCAGGGTAATGCTGAGTTTAACTCACAATGTGCATTAGGATTAAGGGAGTCATTCAAGCAAAGCCAAATTAGATTATTGACTTCAGAATTTGATTTTGAAGAGTTAATGCAAGATATTCCAGGATATAACAAGTTATCACTTGTTGATAAAGCATCACTTAAATCACCTTATCTAAATACTTCGTTGTTGACAAACGAATTAATAGAATTGAGATATGAAACTCACAATAATGTTATTAAGGTAAAAGAGAAATCAGGCAAAAGAAAAGACCGTTATAGTTCTTTAAGTTATAACATTTATGTTGCAAAACAATTAGAGAGAGATTTGAAAATCTCTAATGCTAAGAAATCGGTGACAGACTTAGCATTCCAATTTAGAGCACCACAATTAAAAAAATAAAAAGGAGGAGTTATGAGCAAAAAACTAGACGAAGCACTAAAAGAAATGTCAAATAGCGAAGATAATGTTTCAATACCAATGGCATTTGCTAAAGAACTTTTAAAACAATTAGTATATAATCCACAGCAAACATCATCTAAAACATCATATTCTTTTACTTCTTATAAGAAAGAAGACATTGTTAAATGGTTACAAAATCCATCTAAAAATGAGAAAAGTCTAAGGGATGCCTCAATATCTTTATATTTATCTTCAATGCATTATCAAAGATTGATTAATTATTATGCAAGCCTATTGCTATGGCAATATGTAATTTCTCCTTTGAATTATGATAGCAATAAAGAAAATAAGAAAGATGCCTATAAAAAACAGTTTTTAAAAATAGTAAATTCATTTGAGCTTATGAACATTCCAGAAATGATGAGAAATATAGTCGTAGTTGCTTTAAGAGAAGGTGCATACTATGGCGTACGATGGTCTGATAAAAATGCTTCATTTATTCAAAAAATAAACCCTGATTATTGTTCAATAACATCAATTTCAGACGGTATCTTCTTATATTCTGTTGATATGTCGCAAATAAAAGAAGAGAAACTTGGTATGTATCCTCCAGAATTTACAACTATGTTTAATACATATAAGAATACTGGTATTAAATATCAGGAAGTACCAAGCAATATATCAATTTGTATAAAAGCAGATGCAAGTATAATAGATTACACTGTACCTCCTTTTGCTGCAACGATGCCATATTTATTTAATATTGCAAACACTGAAGCTTTGCAAGAAACATCTGAAGAATTAAATAATTACAAGATGGTTACTGGTGAAGTTCCAGTTGATAAAGAAGGTATGCCAACAATACCGTGGGATATTGTTATGAAATATTATAGCAATATAAGTAATGCAATTGGAGATAAAGTAGGTTTAGCCCTTGCTCCATTTAAACTTACATCGTTTGATTTTCAAGACAGCGGAAGTATTGCAGAAATAGATAATGTCAATAGAGCAATTAGTAATTATTGGACAACTGCAGGAACATCAGGTCTATTACACGGTGTTGCTAATAGCACTTCTGGCGTAACAAAACTTGCAATAAAAAATGATGAAAGTTATGTTTTTGGTATATTAAAACAAGCCGAAAGATTATTTAACCATTACATAAAAACTAATTTTAGTGGAAGCATTAAGTTTAAACTTACATTCTTGCCAACCACAATTTATAACCGAGAAGAATTTGTAAAGATGTATAAAGAGTCTGTTCCTTTTGGAATAGGTAAATCGTACTATATGGCTTCTTTAGGAATTCCACAACACGACATAGAAGGATTATCCTTCTTAGAAGATGAGATACTACACTATTCAAATTTGTTAAAACCTCTAGTAAATAGTCACAATGCATCTGTTACTTCACAGGATTCAGAAAATCCTGCTGGCAGACCTGAAGCCGATGATATATCGGATGAAGGGGAAAGCACAAGAGATAACGATTCAAACGAGAATAGACAGAGGTGATATATGAATGCAAAATTTATTAAAGTGATAGATGAAGTAACTGCTCTCAAACTTGCTGAGAGCGGTTTTTCTTATATGATAGAAAAAGTTAACAATATGAATGTGTTTGTATTTACGCATAGTGACGAGCTTATGAAAGAATTACAAACAAACTATGCGAATGAAGGAATTTTATGGGACGATAAACTACGATTTTAAATGAGAGGAATAGATATGAATCAAAGAGAAATATTAGGTTTTAATGCGAAGATTACACCTATTAAACCTCTTAATGAAGAAATGACATTATGTAAATGTTATGTTATGGCATTAGGTAAAAATAGAAATTATTCGCATATAACACAAGAAGCGGTAGATGACGCTTTACCGACCATATACAATATTCCAGTAGTTGGGCATGTATATGTAGACGATGATGGTGAATACCATATGGGCGGACACGATATGACTATTGTTAAAGATAGTGATGGAAGATTAAAGTTTAAATCTTTGTGCGTGCCGTTTGGCGTTGTTCCTCAACAGGACAATATTCACTATGAAGAAATTATTGATAGCAATGGAAACAAGTCTATATATCAAGTTGCTGATATTATCTTGTGGACAGGTAGATACCCAGACTTATATAAGGCGGTTTACGATGAAGACATATACTTTGGACAAAGTATGGAAATCAACGTAAAAGCATATGAGCCACTAGCCGATGACAGTAAATATACTGACATCAAAAAGTTTGCTTATTCAGCCTTATGTTTGTTAGGCAAAAGCGATGATCCTGAATATCATGTTGAACCATGTTTTCCAGCGAGTCGTGTTGAGCCATATCACTTCTCCTTTGATGATTCAACATTTGATGAGATGATGCAAGAATTTAAAGCAGAACTAAGCGAGTGTTTCAGTGCTATAAATATAGAAAAAGGAGGAGAAGAGAGGGTGACAACTGAGGTTTTGAATTCGGTTCCGTCAGAATGTAGTCTTGATAATGAAGATAAAGATTTTGAACTAACCGAAGAAATAGCTGAAGACGAGTTAAGGGAAAATCTTACTAAATCTGATGAAGTTGCACAGTTTTCATCTGAAGATGAGAATGGTGAAGACGATATCCCTTCAAATGATGAAGAAGAAGACGAAGAGATAGATCAAGACGACACCCAGGTTCAAGACGAAGATATTCAAGAAGATGATGAACAAGATGTTGAAGAAACTGTAGAACAACCACAAGAAGAACAAGCTTCATTGGAAACAGAAAACGAAGAGTTCTCTGCTGTTGACAATTCAATGAGCTATTGCGAAAAACTAGACGCTCTTTGTAACGCTGCAAATGCTATCTCTCAACACGCTAACGATATGATGATTTCATATTGGGTTTGCGATTGTGATGATACTTATGCTTATTTAACTGAGTTTAAATATGAAAATGGCGTTTCTGGAGAAAGAAAGTGTCGTGTTGGCTACAAGATTGAAGATGGTGTTGCCGAATTCGTTGGTGAATTTGAAACAGTATATTCAAGATACTTGACAGAATTAGAAATTGCAGAATTAGAGAAGCTTAAAGCAGATTATGAAGAGCTTAAGAGTTTCCAAGAGAAACGATTAGAAGATGACCGAATTAAAGAATACGATGATGTCGTTTCTGAATTCTCTGATTTGGCTGACAATGAGGAATTTTCGTTAGTAGTCAAGGATAAAATGTCGTTTGAGACTGCTGAAGCATTAAGAGAAAAATGCTTTGCAATCCGTGGTAGAGCGACTGTTGTTTCTACAACAAAAAAACCTGAAATGAAAATTGCAATTGACTTTGCAGAAACTAAGCCTGAAGTATATGGCGGATTTTTCTCAAAATATCCACCTAAAAAAGTGGAAATAAAATAATAAAGGAAAGGTATTGAAAATGAAATACGGATGTGTTAGAACTGACAATATGTCAGGAATTATTAACGGTAAAGACCTTGTTTCTCTAAAGTATAGAGTAGGCGATGTTGATACTGCAATCGAAAATGGTAACATTGTTGTTATCGGTAATCACCTTGAAGGAGAAAGAGAAGTTAGACTTGCTTCTACTCCAGCAGTAGGTTCAAAAATGGGTACATTAGCAGTTGTTGCTAGTGAGGAAGTTGTTAAGAGTAAATCTTACAATGGTCTTGCAGATTTCAGAAATGAAGCAGGAGACATAATTCGTGGTTATAGACTAACTTCAAAAGATGTTTTCTCTGTAACTAAAGAAGCTCTAAGCATCGCCGAAGGAGTTACTCCAGCAGTAGGTTATGTTGTAGAGACAATGGCAGGAACTAAAATGAAAGTTGTTCAAACAGCTACAAGTGGTTCAACACAAATTGGTACTATCATCGCTATCGAAGATGAATGGTATGTTATTGAAGTAATGTAATTTAAAATATATAAAGGAAAGGTAAACAAAAATTATGGATAGAAATGATATTTTATCAGTAGCTATTGACCTAGTTCATGGCAAAGTGGCTGGAGACTATTCTAATAGTGATGCAGCAGAATCTCTTCGTAAGGCTATGATTGACCTTAACGGTGGTTCAACAAAAATAAACGTTAAAACATTCCACAGAGGAAACGACCTTTATGCTCTTGTTGAGGAATTAATTCCTGTAATGATTGAGGCTGGTCTTCAAGACAGTAACCCAATCTTCAACTTGGTTGAGTATAAAAATATTGCAGATGGTGACGAGAACGAGTTCATCTCTGAAGGCGATGCTACATTTGTAGTAGCTGATGCTGCAGCTGGTATCCAAGGTGTTAGAAGACAAAGAATCATGGGTGGTGAAACTGTAAAAGTTAAAACTGCTATGAAGATTGTTAGAGTATACGAAAATCTTGGAAGATTGCTAGCTGGAAGAATTTCTTTTGATAAATTTGTAGAAAGCGTAGCTCATGCTTTCAATCAGCAAATCCTAGCAGACGCTTATGCTGCTCTTACTGGTGTTACTTCTAACACTACTGGCTTAAGCGCTACATATGTAAAGAGCGGTTCTTATGATGAAAACACATTGTTAGAACTTATCGAACATGTAGAAGCTGCTACTGGCAAAGTTGCTAAAATTTATGGTACTAAGACAGCTCTTAGAAAAATCACAACTGCTACTCTTTCTGACGAAGCTAAGAGTGATTTGTACAATGTTGGTTACTATGGTAAATTCAACGGTACTGAGATGATTTGTTTAAAACAAGCTCATAAGATGGGTGGAACTACTTTCGCTCTAAATGACAAACAAATCTTTGTTATCGCAGGCGATGACAAGCCAATCAAAATGGTTAACGAAGGCGAAGGTATTCTTTTAGAGAAAGATGCTGCTAACAACGCTGACCTTACTCAAGAATACGTATATGGTCAACCATATGGTACAGGCGTTATCTGCGCTGATAAACTAGGCGTATACAATATTGCCTAATTAACAATTTAGGACGGGTATACTATCAAAGTTGCCCGTCTTTTTTTATAAATTAACAAAAATAAGGGATTATAAGGAGTTTAAAATGACACAACAACAAAATAACAAACCTAAAACAACATCTGCTAAAAAGAAATTAGCGAATGTAATTTCAGAAGACAACGAAGTTACAAAACTTAATCTTAAAGAGACAACACAAAACATTAGAATTGAAGACCATATTCTTATTAGAGTAAAAAGTAATGTTTTTGGAACTCTTATATATAGAAATCAAAAGAACGGAGAAGAAACTCGTTGGTCTATGTGTGGTGAAATCCAAACAATGACAATGGGTGATTTAAGAGCAATGAAGGCTAATCAAATTTCATTTTTCTCTAATCAATGGATAATTATTTTAGGTGTAGATGATAGTTCAGAATGTACTGCAAAACCTGCAGATATCTATAAAGCACTTGCAATAACTAAATATTATGAAAATCTTGTTGAACCATCAAACTTTATTGAAGTTTGTAATTGGAGTGTAGATGAGATTGCTTCAAAAGTATCATTACTTACTGATGGAGCGAAAATTAATCTTGTTGCAGCTTTAAATGAATACATTAACACTGGATTATTAGATTCTGTTAAAAAGGTTAAGGCGTTTGAAAAAGCACTTGGTTGTGATTTGGCAGAACTAGGATAATGAGGTGGTCATATGGCAACAAAATTTACAGACATATACAATAGAGCCATTTTCCGATTTTCAGATTATTCATTCCTAGAGTTTCGTCCAGAAAAAAGAGACGAGATATTGAGCAGTTTTTTAATGTCGGCAAAGTCTGACTTTGTGAATTCTTGCTCAACAAACTTAAATGATTATGATTTGGATAAAGGGATTTTTAACAACGATTTAACCGATGAAGAACAAGAAATTTTGGCTTTAGGGATTGCTTATTATTGGCTTAGTATGAAGACAATGGATAGTCAGTTGCTAAAAAATATTATGACCAGAAAAGATTATAACACTTATTCGCCAGCAAATCTTTTGAAAGAATTGTCGGCTCTAAAAACTTCTTTAAAACAAGAGTTTAGAGGAAGAATAAATGAATATTCATATAGGCATGGTACATTAGATACATTAAAGGTAGGTGACGCTTAATGAAAAATATTTCAACTTTCTTGCTTAAATTAAGAAATGATGTTTTTAAGTTGTTGCCAATGCGTGAATCTGCAGACGCTGGAAGCGAGAATCATATCAGAGATTATATTTATTCTTTGATCATCAACTCTGAAGGCGCTGTTGCAACTTATAATGTATTGGAAAAGCAAAAAAACTATATTTATGTTATTAATAACTTGCATTATTTAGAGAGTCATCTTGATATTGAATTTTCTAATTGGAGAAAAATAGTGTTGAATTGCACTAGAAGTCTTGATGATTTAAAAAATTCATATTGCGAAAGTGAGGGATAATATGAATTGTGATGGTACAAAATGGGATATTTATGATGATTTCTTGAAGCAAAAAAGATATGTTTCAAAAAATCACAATATTGAATATGCACAAAATTCATTGTACGATTTAGCAAACAATGATGCATCATTCCAAAAAGACGCTACACGAAATGGCGAATTACAACCTTTATTAGCGTTGAGGGAAGCCGATAACACATGTAAGATAACCATTATGCCTGAAGACGAAATGTTTGTTGGAGACATAGTTGGTTGTTATGGTGAGCATTGGATTGTTGTTGATGTTTATACTGATGAATATGGTATTACAACTGGCACAATGTGGTTATGCAATCATTTGCTTAAATTCCAAAATTATAGCAGTGATATTTTAGAAACATATTGTGTTATTGATGATGGCACATATTCTAAATTAACTCAAAAATCCATCACAACAGCTGAAGCTCAATATTCGATGTATTTACCTCTAAATAGTGATACAGAGAAATTTTATATTGATAAAAGATTTGCAATAAGCGATATGTATAACAAACAAGGTCAGAAGGTACTTCAAGTTATGCAGGCAACCTGGATAGACAAAATCTATCAAAGCGGTGGCAAAGGTAATCATTTGTTAAAAATTAGATTACAATCGGATGTTTATGATGCAAACAAAGATAGCGTAGAGCATATGGTTTGCGATTATATTGATAAGGAAAATAATGGTGTTGAAGATAACATAGTAGAAGAGACACCAAGCATAGAAACCCAAGAAGAAACTATAGTGGAAGAGATAAAACAACCAGAGATTGATGAGGTTATTGAAAATACAACATTATCTAAAGTTGTTTATAACATTGATGGCAGAAACACAATACGCATAGGAACATCAAGAAATTATACTCTAACAGCATCTCAAATTCCAAACAATGTTGAATGGAAGACAGATCTGCCTAGCGTAACTCATGATGATAACGGAAGTATATGTAGAATGCATATTCCATTAGACGAACATCTTTTAGGGCACGAAATAACATTAGAAGCATATAGCGAAGGACAGCTTTTATGCTCTAAGGTGATTAGGGTGGTGACAATTGGCTAGAACATATTTAGATGAACTAATTGATTATCCAGCAAGGGTGGCACAAAAAATAGGTAATAGTAAAGAATGTATTGCTTTATTAGTTAACAAAAATATTAATTTGGTAACAGAAGACGATGTAGACGATGCATTTGATAGATTTATTTACGATTATTCCTATGTTGATGATACTATAACAGAGAGTGCGGCTTTTATTTGTGTAGAAGCCGAAGTTCCCTATGTTCAAAATAGACAAATAAAGAATATGAGAATTTATGTTACAGTAGCTTGCCACAAGAGATTTATGGAAATTGATACTGATATTATTGGCGGCACAGCTGGTAATAGAAGAGATAATCTTATAAGATATATTGATAAAGAACTTAACGATAGTGATATTTTTGGAATAGGAAGATTATCATTAAAGTCCGTAAAAACCTTGTCGTCAACTAACCAAGATTTCTCAGTAAGAGAACTTTGTTATGATGTTCCTGATTTTAACTTAAGAAGGGATTTAGATGAAAATAGAATACGCTGATTTACTTAGTGGAGATTCTATTTTGGTTGAAAATGCTGGGCACTTTCGCTCACCTTATCTTTATGAATTAAAGCCTACCCAAGGAATTGGCTGGTTAAAATATATGCTATATCTTAATATATTTGCATGGGATAAAACGCAAATTATTAAATACGCTGAAATATTACAAATAAGTGGCTTAAAAGCATTTAATGGGAAAGATGTATTGACTAAATTTGACGTCATAACATTAATCCCACAAGTTAGGACATTGCTGTTAGAAGCATTGTCTTTTTTTATGGTAGAAAGACTTGAGTGGAATGAACCAAACAGATGTTTTATTTCATTTGTAGAAGATAGACCTGTGGGTATTATCAGCAGAGATAATTTTGAGAGTATATTTCAAACTATCCTACAATTAAACTACGTTGGTCTTAGCAAAGACAAAACCCCGCTAAAATTTAGCTCGGAAGAAGCAAAGAAGAAGTGGGAGTTAGCACAAGAATTCCTCAAAAAACAAGCGAAAAAACCTACCGATAAACAAACAAATTATTCATTAGGTAATATTATTTCAAAATTATGCTGTGTGCATAATTCTTATAATTTGCTTAATGTTTATAATTTGACAGTTTTCCAATTATACGATCAATTTTTCCAATGTTGTTATTTACGTACTGCAGAATTGAATGAGCGTGTTTATACAATACATGGAGGAGATGATTTTCATATGGATAGCTGGCTTAAAGAAATAAATTCTAATAATGAAGAAGGAGAATAATTATGGCAATTACTACAAAGAGTGAAGTTGCTAATAGATATGGTCTAAACACTAGAATCTATGATTATGCTAACTACAAAGAGGGAGAAGATAACACACCTCTTATCAATGTTACATTTGCTAACATAAGCGAAGTTAACATTAGTGGTGACACTGTTTGGGCAACAGGTGGACAATCACACGGAAATATTGTTGCTTTCAACAACCCATTAACTGGTAGTTTCAAACTATCAACTCAAATTTTGACTTCAGAACTTATTGCATTAATGGCTGGTGAAGACATTGCTACTGCAACTACTGAAGTAACTTTCAGAAATACTGCACTTTCTACAATGCCTAAATACTTTGTTATTGAGAGTGACACTGTATGGCAAGATAAATTTGGTGAAGTTCTTGATGAAAAACTTACTTTCCACAAAGCTACTGCAAAGAGAGCATTCAACATTTCTTACAATGGTGATGGCGATCCAGTAAGTGTAGACATTGAATTTGAACTTGGTCAAAATGATGAAGGTAAAGTTCTTACTACTAGCAGAAGCGCTCATGGTACAGAAACATCAACACCTGAAGAAGATCCAGGCAACGCTGAAGGTTAATAATTAAATTAAGGTGGATAAATGACAAAAACACTGCACTTAGTATCAACAATTCCACCTAGTGTAAATCATTATTTAGCATATAGAGTGGTTAAGACTAGAGGCAATAAATATATTGCCTCTAGTTATAAAACCAAAGAAGCAAAAAAATATCAAGATAACTTTGAATTATATGTTTCACAAGAAGCAATTAAACAAGGTTGGGATATTAATGAAATGAAGGACAAACATCTATATGTTGATACAACTTTTTTCTTCCCTAGAAAGGATATGGATTGCAATAACTATTTTAAGGTTATGCTGGATTCTATAACCAACACTGGCAAAGTTTGGGAAGACGATAATATTGTATGTG